CGGGAGAAGTCCCCTCCTGGTGGGTTGGTCAGGCGCCCTCGTGGTGTCTGGTCGACCCTGTCTTGCGAACACCCAGACGTAGTCGTAGTGGTGGGCATGCCAAGCATAGCAGCCCTTTAGTGGCGCTTCCTGCTGGTGTGTTATGCAGAGTATACGTGCTCTCCCTTACAGAACCGTAAAACCCGTGAAAATCATATGGTAATTATTTCCTTTGTGTAGGAGAAACTCTATCATCTGTGATACGCATTTTGCGGTTCTGGCTCAAGGTGGATGGAGCGCTTAGGTGTGTGCCCGCATGGCGGGTTCCCTTAGGCTATTCAGGCCACTACTTGTTACGTCTGGGTGGGATATTAAGCCCTACTGCAGGGCGTTTCTCATGGGGCAACCGGTTATTAGTGACACTCAAACACTGTTTTTCTTTCAGATTCTTGTGAATAAGACATAGGTATTGTTAGTTTTTATATTGTTTGAGTTGTCGATCGGAAGTGTTCCATGGAGGAATGCACGGGACAACCTGCTCTCAAAGAGGCAGTACCCCTAGATTTATCAAGTGATCATTTGGTCAGGTGAGCATCAGCGCTGTGCTACATATGCATTTATAACAGGTACTCAATTTTTAGGTTTACTAATAAGCTTGTTGTTGTCTGTCGCGCAGCGAGGGCAGGTCAAAAGAGGATGTCGAACACGGAGCAGCGGTTCTGAAAGAGAACGCCCCCAGTAGTACTGTCATTGTACAGTCTTATGCTGAGGTCAGTTTATTGTTGTCGTTGTTTTTTAGGAATGTTGTTCAGTTCAGATGTTGTCTAATGACCAAAATTGATCTTCTTTGTAGGATCAATTTGATGCCCAACCATACGCCGGGATAGCCCACATCACTCCACATAGGATTATTGATGATAAGGGTAACGAGTCTAACAACCATTGTGGGCTGGTTGCTCTTGGCTTCGCTCGTACCTCTACTACAAGTAGCGAGTATAGTATTTTCGGTTCGTGTGAGCGGCCAGCACCAGTCGCCACAAGCACCGTGATGAGAGGGCAATCCAATAAAAGGCGAAAAAACCATCAACCCGGCCGCACAAAGCGGCCAAAAACTGAACTGTTCATCAGGCAGAGCGCGAGGTTGGGTAGGCGACGTGCTGACCAATCGGTGACTGCTGATGAACCGTCTCCGTGCGGGAGCCGTTGGGTCGCAACTCGATTTGTGGAGGCATCTTCGGGGAGTGAGAGTCATGAACCGGAGGTGTCTCAGTGCCCAGATGACGCTCTCGCATGCGTTACAGAGACCACGGATTTCGAAGACGACCATTGCCCAATCTCCATGGGTATAGTAATAGACGCAGAAGACGCCTGTCAACAATCCAGTAGTGCCACCAAACTCACAAGCGAAGGTCAGGTCGATCTTCGCTCATTAGCGGACCAAGTTAGAGCTGGCATATCTATCGACACTAAGATTAAGGTACCGGAAGCTGTGTATGCAACTTCCAGAGGAACCAGGAAGCGGGACTATGATACCTTATCGTCGGTGGACTGCTTAGTCGTGAGTGACATGACAGGCTGTTTGTCACTGCCAGACCAGCTGGATATGCATGCGACTATCAGTAAGGCTGAGGATATACAAATGGCGTCGGGAGCGACGAGTGACCTTCTAAAAAGAGGGATTGTGATAGCACAAAAGTTGCGCTTCACGCGTGCGATATACTCGGCAACTGGAAATGTAGTTTGCGCAGGAGCACCTGGAAGCACATTGTGTGACCAGTTCACCAGCGCATACACCGTGATCGTGCTGGGAGGCTGTCGGCGACAGGAAATACGACACCGTCGGATTGTTGCTGCTACACACTCTCAGTCTGTATTCCTCCATACCATGTTTCAAGACCCGGCCTTAAATCGCACCTGCCAAATAGCTTTGCCAACCGCCAAGAATTCAAAGGAATCACTTGGTGAGGCGGCTAAGTCTTTTGGCCATAGTAAGAAGGGTCGGGAAGCGTGGTCAGATGGATTGCAACATGCGCTGGGCAGTGTAGATGAACCGGACCTCACATACCTCTTTATGTTCGGTATGTGTACTGCGTTGGATATCAAAGCTGCTATGTGTTATCCGCAAATGGCGGCACCCACGTTAAGAATGGCTGAT